GAAACCGAATTTAAGGCTGCCACTGAAAACGAAAAGGCGGTAACCTCAAATCTTGAGCCTGACGCCGCACAACCGTTCTCGGTGAACGATGTTAAAGCTGTCCAGCAAGTCAAAGATGATCTAAAAAACACCGCCAAGCAAGACAACAAGCTTGCATCTGAGTTTATTGAGGCGTTCGACAAAAAAGGCGAATTGCCCACATCGATTAACTTTTCAACGTTTGGCGACAAACCTGAAGATTTTAAAAGCATTCTTGAGGCCGCTGGACGTACAATAGAAAAAAGATTTAAAACACGTTCGTACGACGCTCTTAAAACCGAAGGTCGCGCAATGGCTGCCGACATAGTTGAGCGTATGTCCGACACACCAGAAGAAGTACAAAGCATTTTGCGTGGTCTGGCGACTGCGGGTGAAGATCAAGTTAAGGCGGTTATTGCTGCTGGCGACATAATGAACAGCGCAACATTTGGGTTGCAAAACCACATTGACACGTGGCTCAATCCTGGTCCGCTCAAAAACTTCCCTGTTTGGAATCGTAACCAAATTGATGGAGTTATTGGACGTTATCTCAGGACTATGGGAGAGGCAAAAAAGATTAAGTCCTACTCTGGTATGGCGTTGCAAGCTAACAAGGCGCAAAAACAACGCTTCTTTACGATGAGCGAACAACGCGCAATGCAGTCGGAACGCGAAGCTCTGCAAAAGCGCACCATCGAACGCCTCAAGCAAGAAGGAAAATGGACAGAAGGAGCTTCAACCAAACAGATGCTCGATGCAGATGAGCTGTACAACCAACAATTGGCTGCGTTGGATGAAGCGGCTCGCAAAGCAAAAGATACAATCGAAAACGAGCTTCGTGCTAAAACAGACGCAGAATTCGAGGCAAGTTTAACCTCAAAAACTAGTGCGTTACTGAAGCTGAGCGACGACGACCTGAGAGTGTTGTTATCCGACATCCAGGCGGTAGCCGACCCAAGCGACGCCGCTAAACTCATCAATACAGCACTCACTGAGGTTCCAGCAAACATGTGGAAACATTACTATGGTGCGTTTAAAAAATACTGGCGCTCATCACTTCTGTACCAAGTTCCAACTCAACTCACAAACGTTGTGGGTGGCGGCCTCAAACAAGCTATGGTTATTGCTCAACGTGGGCTTGGCGGAGACTTAAAGGGAGCTATGCGTATGGCTCGAGGAGCAACCTACTCAATGTTGGAAGCTTCTAAGCTTGCGTGGCAGGCGTTCAAGCACGGTCCAATCCTAGAATCGACGTCGTTCATGGACAAGCCTCACGCGTTTGGTATTAAACGTTCTTCGTTCGCTGAAGGCGCTTTTGGTGACGCATCGTACTACGCCTCTAAAGCTATGAACGTTCCGTTTCAAGCATTGGCAGCAACCGACGAGTTCGTTAAACAAACCGGTGTTCGCAGTTATCTTTACGCTGATTTTATGGTTAAAGGAGAGGCTGCAGGCCTAAAGGGTTTCGAACTTAACCAATGGGTTGGTCAACAAATGTCCGTTGCGATCGATGCACGAGGAAGAATGTGGTCGTTCGAAAACACCATGAAGGCTGGATTCGAGGAAGCTACTATTCGCGGCATCACTGATCGTTCTCAACGCTACAAGTTTGCGGTACGCTATGCAGAAGAAATGGCTACACGAGACATGACTGTTGAAACCGTAGATGCGATTGAACGAGCCAAAAAATACGGACAAGAAATAACCTTCCAAACGCCTCTCGATCCTAGCGGCTTACAAAGCCGTATTGGCAAACTTATTGAAAGCATTCCTGTATTAGATTTGGTGGTTCCGTTTTACAAAACACCAATAAATATATTCAAGGACGCGTTTAAAAACACTCCACTTCTTGGACAGGTGTACGATGTAATGCTTGGTGAACTTACGCACGCTAATCCAGAACGCAGAGCAATGGCACGTGGTCGTATGGCTCAATCAACGCTGATGATGCCAACGGTTGTGGCTCTTGCAAGTAACGGAACGATTACAGGGCATGGACCATCAAATCCACGTGAACGTGAAATATTAATGCGCACTGGATGGCAACCGTACAGTTTCAAGATCGGCGATACGTGGCATTCATACCTGCGGTTTGATCCATTATCAACACCAATCGGGTTGATTGCTGACATAACCGAACACTGGAATAACGGTCACGAGTCGAGCGATCTACACCGTGCAACAGCCAGCTTGATTATGGCGTTTGCGTGGAACATCGGTTCCAAGTCGTACCTCAAAGGCATGAGCCAGTTCGTTGAATTGTTGAGCGCACCAAACGAAGGCAGGTTCAATGCGTTTACCAAAAACTTAGCTACACCGCTCATCCCTGGCATCTTCAAGAGCATCAAAACTGTGGTCGAACAAAACCAAAATGACCCGATGAAGGATGTTCGCACGATAGTCGACGCCTGGATAGACAGAATACCGTATGGTGAACAAGTGTTCGGGCATATCATTGATCGTCGTTTTAACGCGCTTGGCGATCCTGTGCAGCCACGCACCGGTGGTTGGTTAGAGAAAACCACAACCATTGTTGCTCGCAGCAAACACGCAAACGACTCCATTATGGACGAACTCGCTAGCATTGGTGCTACCGTTGGCAAACCGGGATACTATCTTGGTGGGGCTGGCGGCGTAGACTTAAGGCGTATTCGTATCGGAGATCAATCGGCGTATGGTCGTTACCAAGAGCTGGTTGGAACCGTACGAATTAGCGGTCGTACCCTAAGGCAAGAGCTAGCAACGTTGCTGCGGTCGTCTGAATACAGAAAACTAAGTGCTGAGAAAACCGAAACAGGAAACAGTACGATTATGGCTCCACGCGAACAAAAAATACGTTCCGTGATCAGCAAATATAGGGATGCAGCAAGACAACAACTGCAACGCGAACTGCCACAAGAGACACGACAAAATCTAAGTAGTCTAAAAAAACTTAAAACCGACCTCAAAAAAGGAAAAACAAACACAAACGAGGTACGGAAGTTTATAAGCAAAATGCAGTAAAAAATAAAGGGGGCGCCTTAAGGTAGGTGCTCCCAAACTTAAATGCAAGTATTTAAATTAAAAGATTAACCTAAAAATTTTATGCCAGTCCACCAAGTTAGCGGAGGGTATCGTTGGGGTACTCACGGAAAAACCTACAAACAAAAATGGAAAGCTGCTCGCCAAGGTAGAGCTATTGAGGCCAGCGTGCACCAACAAAACTATTTAAAAATTAGGAAACAAAAAGCATGACTTACTATTCACGCGCAACGTACACAACCGGAGGTAGCGAATTCAGTATTGTTGGTAACTGGCTCAGCGAATCCAATATAGTAGTGAAAGTCGACGGAGTTCTTCAGGTGAACGGTACTGACTACACCATTAATTCAACAACCAACAAAATTACGCTCACCACTCCTGCGGCTTCGGGTATTGCAGTTCTGGTGGAACGAGTTACACCACTGGAGGATGACCAACTTGAAGTGACATTTGCTGACGGTTCGTATTTGGATGCTAATTCTCTAAATAGTGCAATGTTGCAGAATTGCTACCAAAACCAAGAGCTTCACGACGACTTTAGCGACTTTGTTACTGAATATGAAGCTGATTTTTCAGCATTCCAAACTTCAGTCAACTCTGCAATCAGTACTTTCGAATCCACAGTTAACGGCGAAATTGCGACATTTGAGACTACGGTTAATAACGCAATCGCGGTTGTCGAAGGTGACGTTGCAGCACTAGATGCGGCTTTTGATGCACTGGAAATCGTCGTCAATGGGTTTGATGCTCGCATTACTTCCCTTGAAGCTCAAATTGGCACCGGTGGCTCACTTGTTCCTATTTCGCGAGGTGGCACTAATGCCACAACAGCAGCAGACGCCAGAACCAATCTTGGTTTAGGCAGTATGGCTACACAAAACGCCAATAACGTTGCTATAACTGGCGGATCGATTAGTGGTGTTTCGATATCAATTAGCCTCGACAATTTAAGCGCAAACAACCTATCTCTTAGCAACTCAACCATTCATAGTCTTACTGCTCCATTAGCAATTGTAGATGGCGGTACTGGTAGCACAACTGCAGCGGACGCAAGGACAGCTTTAGGCTTAGGTTCAATAGCAACTCAAGCTTCAAGCAACGTTTCGATTAGCGGCGGAAGTATTAGTGGAATTACCGACCTTGCTATTGCGGATGGCGGTACTGGAGCTAGTACGAAAACTGCGGCGTTCGACGCCCTGAGTCCTTTAACTACCAAGGGTGATGTAATAGTTTTTGATGGTACAAACAATATTCGTTTGGCGGTTGGAACTAATAATTATGTTTTAACAGCCGATAGTTCACAATCTTCTGGATTAAAATGGGCTGCAGCCAGTGGTAGTGGAGTTGTTGTAAAAGGGTTTCAAGGCGGTTTAAGTAGCGACACGTCGGTAACTTCTGGTTCTGTCCAAACTTTCAAAGCCGTTAATGTTTTCGAAAATTATGGAACGTGGTACAACACAAGCGATGGAAAATTCACTCCGAATTTAGCAGGTCGGTATCTATTATGGTTGAACACGCGTTTTTATTCTTCAACAAACACCGGTTTATCTGATTGCTTGATATATTTAAATACTACAGAAGTTGCGGTTTCTACTGTCTATGTTGTGTCTAGTTCTTACGGTTGTGGTTTTTGTGCAACCATTCAAACCTTTAATGGATCGTCCGACTACGCATGGGCTGGCCATTATGTTGGTTCATCTGGATGGACTTTAAACTACAATAACCGCACTGTGTTCGGTGCTCAATATTTAGGGCCAAGTTCTTAATTTTAAAATATGAAAAACAAAAAAAATATAGCTTCAGTCTTAATACAATACGGCAAAAACAACGGTTTTAATTTAATTCCAAGAGTGGATTTTGAAACAATCATTGATTGCGATTCAGAAAAAGGAGTATGCAATTCATACCAATTGATTTGGAAAAATAAACAGCTACGGCAACCAACAGACCAGGAAATTGACGCAGCCGAAATAGCATTTGAATTAGAAGAAAAAAGAACAGCGTATTTTTCTCAACGAAAACAAGCATATCCTTCTATTGAAGAACAATTAGATATGATGTGGCACTATATCGAAAAGACACGCACTGACGGAACCGATAAAGGTTTGTTTAAGACGTGGTTTGACGCCATTAAAACCGTTAAAGATAAATATCCAAAAACAAAGTAATGAAAACAAAAGAAGCATTATTGTATGATTTGGATAGCGCTCTTATCGAGTGTTTGCTACGGAAAATACAATCTGGACAGGCCACCGCAGGAGATCTTGGGGTGGCTCGTCAGTTTTTAAAGGATAACAGCATTGGGAATATGCCAGAATTTAACCAAAATTTTGGAAAACTAATGACGTCGCTACCGTTTTGCGAGGAAGTCTAAATTATGAGTAACCAACAAAAAAATACTAAAAACCCATTGCACGATTTAAGGAATTTAGTTTTTTTGATCTGGCGTCATCTTCGTCTACCTAATCCAACTCCGTTACAGTATGCCATTTGCAACAGCCTACAATATGGCGAAAAGCGAATGGTGTTACAGGCGTTTCGTGGTGCAGGCAAATCGTATTTAACCTCAGCATTTGTTATTCAACAACTGCTCATAAATCCAAATTCTAATATTCTTGTTGTGTCGGCGTCCAAGAATCGTGCGGACGCTTTCACGACTTTTACGTTGCGTTTATTGAACGAAATTCCAGAGCTAATGGCCCTGCGTCCTCGACTAAACCAGCGAAGCAGCCGATCTGAGTTCGATGTAGGACCCGCAAATGCATCACAATCTGCTAGTGTTAGGAGCGCTGGTATAACTGGTCAAATTACAGGTTATCGAGCCGATATTATCATTGCCGACGACGTTGAGGTTCAAAAAAACAGTCTGACGCAGGATATGCGCGACAAACTGAGTGAAGCCATTAAAGAGTTTGACTCAATCCTAAAACCCGTAGGAACAGCGCGTGTGATCTTTCTGGGGACTCCTCAAACAGAGTACTCGATTTATCGTACCCTAGAAGAACGTGGTTACACTATCGTAAAGTACCCTGCACGTATACCACCAACTGTTGGTAACCTAAACAATTTGTTTGTTGAAGGTTTACTTCAAAATGGAGGTAAGCCTGGTGATAGTTTGGATCCAATGCGTTTCAACGAAGCTGAATTTGTTGAACGAGAAATGTCATTAGGTAAGTCAACGTTCGCGTTACAGTTCCTACTTGACACTTCATTATCTGATGAAAACAAGTTCCCGCTTAAACTTTCAGATCTCATTGTGTACGACGCTAGTACCGAAGTGGCTCCTGAAAAGATCTTTTGGTCGAACGATCCACGATATCAACTTGAGCACGACCTTCCTAGTGTTGGTCTAAAAGGCGACCGATTCTATAGTTATGAGTCAACAGAAGGGCAAAAGCTTCCGTACACCGCAAGCGTTATGGCTATAGACCCGTCTGGGCGTGGTGCCGACGCTACGGGTTATGCAGTTTGTAAGACCCTTAATGGATTCGCTTGGCTTCTTGACGCTGGTTCATTGTCAGGTGGATACGAAAACGAAACACTGGAAAAACTAGCCAGGATAGCCGAAAAGTATTCGGTAACAAAAATCGTTATCGAATCTAACTTTGGTGATGGCATGTTCTCAAGGATCTTCGAACCGGTGTTGCGTAAACACAATGTAAAGGCTCGTCTGGAAGAAGCGCGAAACTTCACTCAAAAAGAAAAGCGCATTATTGACACTCTTGAGCCACTCCTTAATAGACACAAGCTTGTTGTAGACAAAAGCCTTATCAAAAAGGATTTAGCAAGCTATATATTGGGTGATGATAACCAACAAACAAGCTACAGTTTGTTCTTTCAACTTTCGCGGATCACGCGAGACCGTGGTTGCTTGCATCACGATGACGTATTGGACGCACTGGCTATGGCTATTCAGTCTTTGAATGAGTTCTATGCAATCGATGCAGACAAAGCTTCCAAGGATCGTGCCTGGAGAGAATTCGAAAAGGATTTTCTAAAACACCAAGCGTTTGGTAACCACACAAAAAGTAACCAAACGTGTTTTGGGGATTCAAGCAAATTTGGAGCCGCGTAACTAGCGACTCCCGCAACAACTCAACAAACAAAACCAATTATGCAAACACTCAAAGAAAAAATACAATCCTTGTTAGCTCACGCGATGGCAGTAGTAGCCAAACCCGTATCCCGTGCTTCGCGGTTCGTCAACGAAACGTTCGCTAAACTAAAAGAACTGATGCTCGACGCTTAGGCTTATTAAATCCAAGGAAGGAGAAATGGACAAGGATGTCCGATTTAAAACTTCACATTCAACCACCATGAATATTCAAATACAAAAACCGGCTCGCCGTAGTGAGTGCGGTAAATATCGTTCGAATAGGTACAAAGAATACGCACAGCGTGGCAATACTTTTATTTTGAACCAACACAACTTTGAGTCACCGCAATTCGAATCTAACTGGTTTGATGTCTTTGGACACCACCATAACTGTGTGTGCGAATCGTGCGTAACCAAAAAAAGCTTGACGAGTACTATTTAAATATTAACCTCAAAAATTATTATGGATCGTCCAACCTGGGATCAGTATTTTATGCGCACAGCTCGACTGGCGGCCACGCGATCGGTGTGTGAAAGACTCCAGGTTGGTTGCGTGTTGGTTGTTAACAATCGCATTGTAGCGATGGGATACAACGGTTTTATTGCAGGAGCACCGCACACCTCGATTGTAAGGGACAACCACGAACAAGCAACGGTGCACGCAGAACAAAATGCGGTGGCTGATGCTGCTAAACGCGGCGTTAGCGTGCTTGGAGCAACAGCGTACATCTCACACTATCCGTGCATTCATTGCGCTAAACTGCTGGCGGCTGCTGGCGTAACCTCAATCATTTTTGGCGATAACTACAACAACGATTCGCTAGTTGAGGTTCTGATGCGCGATGCAGGTGTAGTGGTGCGCAAGTTTGAGGTTGAACGGTAATTTTATGGACAACAACACAAATACTACTCCACCCAATGGTAGGGTGGTCAAGACTGCTTTTCAAATAGCAAAAGAGATCGAATCTAAAATACGTCCTTACACCTTTAAGGTGCAAAAATGGAGACAACAGGAGGCGTACAACAAATGGTGCCGACACTGGAAGGTGACCGCCGGTGATATCCAATATTTTAATGGTCCATCTAGGTTTAAAACCGAACGGTGGTTGCGCAACGTCGAAGAGTTTTCGGCAACCGAATTGTATTCATTTTGTACTGCGTTCGTTGAGACTATTAAAGTATTTGGTTTAAAAACAATCTTTAAGATTGAAGATACTGTGCCGACTATTAATGAAGTGTATGAAGACATCAAACGCATCCTTGAACAACCAAGGTTTGAAGAAAAAACCGTCTGGCCAGAACAAACATTTAACCTTCCTATCGATTTCGGGTACACACCAAGACCAGAAACACCTGTCCAAGTTCCAGAAGGTTTGTACCGACCTCTTGGAGTGGCCCTCGAAGAGTGGAGCCTCAACTACATGGACGACAATTCTGGTTCCGAAGCACCTCGCCGCCATTATCACGGAAGGGTCGCGTTCGCTCCACGAGGTATGGCACCACGAGCCGGATGGTAATAACCAAAAACAAGTTTGGACAGCTGCCGCACTCAACAGTTTGCTTATCGACGTTCTTGCGTTCGGATTAAACTAAGAGTGTTGGCAGCACTGTGCCGTATTTAAATATAGTTTTTAAGGATAACAAAAAACCAACCTTAGTGTGTGGTACAGAAAGGTTGGTGTGGCGTGTTTTCTAAGATTTTGGCTATTCGCTAAGACTTAATTGTTTTTATTGACATCCTCCGCGCCCTGAAGGACGAAGATTCCCGATAAATCGGGTGGTACGCGCTTCGCTGATTTTAAATATCCCGAAAGGGAGCTAATCTATCCACGCGCTAAAATAACCTTGCGGCTACTGCGGTCTGCCCGACCGTGCGATAACACGAACATAATATTCTGGCAGTGTCAACAAGTTTTTTTAAAAAGGTATGTCGTCTTCACGAACAACTTTTTGTTGATTTTTAATAAGTAGATTTTTTTTGGTCTGCAAACAAATACTGTCCTCAACATAAAGCGGGTAATAACACAAACCAAAATTGATTTTTGGTGCTGTTTGGTTGAGCTCTAAAATGCAATACTGAAAACCATTGAGGGTGCTGCATATTTGAAAAGTTTTTTCGAATCCAAATACTGGCAATCCTTGCTGGCTTTTATCAATATTTGTTTGGTCTAAATTAAAAACAAAACCATTAATATAAATTTTGAAGTCTTCTGTAACAAAAAAATATTCTTTTGAAAAATTAATTTTAACAAAAACACATTCGTCCGAATCGTTTGTTTTTACATCTTTTGATTGCTGTCCTTTTATATAGTTGCGTGCTGCGCAATTAAGAACACCAAACGGAATGTGTGCTAATAATTCATTTTCTTCTAAAACCAAATTTTGCAGCACTCTAGTTTGAAGCTGATGACCAGGTAATTGGCTAGAAATTTTAGTTTTTGAACGGTCAAAAGCTTTCCACACCTCACCACACATTGAGCACCAAAGTTGAAATTTTTCAACATATTGTTGATCGGGTTGAGAATAAAAATTGAACCATTCTGGTTTTTCAAAACGCATTTTCTAAAAAGAAAAATTCTAAACCTAAAAGTCAATAATAAAAAATGTTAACAACTTGTGAATAACCAATACAAAACAAGTTAATAAGTTGTTAATTTAAAAAAAAGGTCCCCTTCTTTTTCTTTCCCTTTTTGGGTTTTTCTTTTCCTTTCCTTTCCCCTCATACTCCCCTATTCTTACCTTAATCTTTTCCGGAATTTACCCTATCTTTTTCAGAACCCCTAAAAAAAAATCCAGTATTAGGTGGACCTAAGCAGGTAGGGTTTAATGCGCGCGCGTATATTACAACCGCGCTCACGTGTAGGAAAAATGCCAAACACCAAAACATAAACCATGACGGTGAGACGTAGATGCCTCTAAAACGCGTTTAAATAGGCCTAGGAGCGATTCAATAGTGGTAACCCATAAACTTATAAGGACCAACCAAATAAAATCGATTGTAGGTATCGTGGAACGATTATTTTTGATTAACCTCAAAATTGATGTGTTCCAAACCGCTTCTGTGTGAACCATCACGACAGATGTGCGATGCGGGAACAACGATGGCGCTCATTGGTTGACAGAGGTTCACGAGCGAACAGCGTGAGCGAACAAAAAGAGAGATTTTTATGAACAATGTTGAAAGTTTACCGCGATGCTTAACGTGGAACCCAGCAATGGCTCCCGCTGGTCGCTTCAGAAAATACGTACTTGTTGGGTTAACCACAAGTGGTATGGTGTTTGGGTGGTACGTCGGACGTATGGTGTACAACACGGCTCACGCGCTTCGCTGGCTCGCCGACAAGGTTTACGCTGCTCACAATTGGGCGTGGAACCCATAAGTAAGGCAACCCGACACTGTTGTGGATGTGCGAACGATGATCGACGCGCTGCGACGTTTCCGGGATGCGTACCAAGCTCCAGGTCCAGACAATGGATGGGATGAAGAGTAACCTCAAAAAAAAGGGGATTGCTCTTTGGATAGAATAAAAAAAGTTTGACAGGAGTTTGGTGTTGTGTTCAACCTAGGAGTGATGAACGACAAACAAAAACGAACCATGATGATTGAATGTAAGCAGGGAAGATGGAACCAAAAACCAAGCTTCAGTGACGATGAAGTGATGTTGATACTTGGTGCTTGTAGCGGTGTTGTGGTGATGGTTGCTATTGTGGTGTGGGTAGTGTGCACCATTTAATGCCAACACTCCAAAAAAAGTTATGCCTACTCTCAATTAGTTCAACAAAAATTTCTTCTGGTTCCTAAATTTTCAACAAAATTTCTTCCGGTCTCTCCTAAAGAGCGCAACAGCGATTCCCCCCATGCGGGGGTGCGTTACACGCCAAAATTCCTGCAAAAATGGCAAGAGCGGTACCACTTTTTCGTCATCCCAGAAATCTGGCATAACAACAAACTACTTTTTAGCATGAAAGTTTGGCTAGACACCGTACGGTTTTAGGTATGCCAAAATACTTTAGTTTTTTGTTACGTCTTAGTTTAGATTAGCCTGGTTTATGGCTTTTGTAGCTATGCTTAGCTTGGCAACAGGGAATTAGTTATAACATTATGTCTGGTTGGACTTGGTTGTGCGCCTTGGAGCCGCATTAATCCTAGAAACACGAAAAATCGTCATCTGCGTTTTTGGCCCTACCGGCTTTCATTTTTAGGCCCTACCGTAACTTCAAGTGCTGAGTGTCGTCACAAGCCATGCGTAGTCGTTTGGTTAGGGTTGCGGCAATGAGTAAGGTTAACGTTGATCCTAGCAATAGCAACGCCTGGATAACTGAATACCTCTAAAACGCGTTTAAATAGGCCTAGGAGCGATTCATGTGTCGAAACCAATAACTTATAAGGACCAGACCTATTGAATCGATCCTACGCAATTCTAGAGGCATTCTTGAAGGTCGTGGGGTTGGCCGAAAGGTCGGTGTGGCGGCGTGGAGTCGGCGCGGGAAAAGATATCATAACGACAAAGGCAGGGTAACCAACAAACAACAAAAGGTTGATGGGGAAGAGCGGTACGGGTTGGGTTATTGGCGTTCATCAGGCGTAAGCTCGGCTAAGCGAAACAAAGTGAGGTGAACGAAGCAACGCGGAGTGAAACGAACGACGAGAAGCGAAACAGAGCCGAGCGCCCTTATTGGCATATCCACAACTTCTACGAAGCCGCTCGATACACCGGCAGCCGAGCCGCCAGAGCTCAGGCTGTTCCGGTGTGTGTCTTGAGAGCGGGGCTATGGAGAAGTGAATATCGACACAATGATGGGCGATATATCGTTTGTACCGCGCGCTCACATTCGCTCACGCGCTCGAACTACAGGAGATATATAGACTTAACCTACTAGAGGGCTTGAGCTCTATAGGCTCAGCCCTCATTGTAATTATTACAATATACCGAAGGTAGGTTCCTCTATAGGCCTATAGAGGGTAATTAGTATATCAATGAGTACCAGCATATATTAACCACATATAATAATATATATAATATATATAAGAAATATATGGTTATATATGTCTTATGGGTACATAGGGGGAGATTGTAGGATTGGTGCGGGTTAGCAGTTTTCACCATTTTTGGGCACAAAATCACCACTTAACAAAAACATAATAAAAACTATTGACAACTTTTAGTTATTACTATTTTGTTAACATTAAACCAAAAACATTAGTCACAAAAAAAGATGGAACCAAAAACATATGGATACGCTCGAGTCAGCACGCTTGAACAGAACCTCGAAATGCAAACACGGGCCCTCGAAGCTCGCGGCTGTACTGAAATCGTCGTTGAAAGCGTTAGTGGAGCCGAAACAACCAAACCGCAGCTGGAAAAATTGCTGCTTAAGCTCGCGTCAGGCGACACACTGGTTGTTTGGAAGCTCGATCGGCTAGGACGCAACCTGCTTGCCCTCCACAACATTGTCAGCTCGCTTGGAGAGCGCAACATACATTTTGTGTCCTTAACCGAAACGATCGACACAACCACCATCCAAGGCAAGCTGTTCTTTAATTTTATGGCTAGCATCGCGGAGTTTGAGCGCGAACTTATACGGCAACGCGTCGTGGCTGGTGTCCAAAACGCGATGATTAACGGAACCAGTACCGGAATCCCGTTTGGTCGTCCACGCATTCCAGAAGAAAAATTTATTGAAGCCCAACGTTTGGTGGTTGAACAACGACAATCGATTGTAGCGGCAGCAAAAAACCTTGGTTTCAGCGTAGCGTCGTTCGTAAGCTGGCGCAAAAAGAACGGATTTTCGAACCCTCAACACAAAACCCAAAAACCTTAAACAAAAAAAATACGCCATGAAAAACCAACACCAACAACTCAAACACATGCGCCAAACCGAGCGCGAAACCATTAGTAGCCTGAATCGCGCAGTGTGCGACTACGTGTTGCTCAAAACCGCGCTAGCCACCAATGATGAGGTTACTATCGAGCTTAGCGACATGGCGGACTTGCAACCCAACCACGAAACGGGACGCGTCTCGGGTGAAAACCTTGAGGCAGCTAACGAAATTAAAAAACTCGTATCCACCCAACTCCAAACTCTTGCCCGAATGTGGCATCTGGAACGACTAGATAATGGAGATTTTGTTGAAGTTATTCATTGCACTAATCACAACACAATGTGGACCTTTAAACCAACTAAAAAGTTCAATGCTATCCTTCGACAGTACCGCAAGGAAAATTAAACTAAAGTGTTGTACAACAATACCATATCCCTGTTTTTTATTGCAATAAAGCCAACAAAAATAATATTAAAATATTTTCATTTTATGTAAAAAAACACTTGACGACATTGCACAAAAAAATGTAGCCTTAAGGAATACTTTTAAGCACTAGTTTTGTTTCAACAACCCCCCGGAAAAGTATGCGCAACACCCCACTGCACACCGCCGCTGAAGAACTCAACCAACGCACACAAAAAGCTTTACGCTGCCTCAATCTAACGACGATCGTTGCTTGTATTGTTATCGGAATTGTTTCCATCGCTGGTGCAACACCGAACATCTCGACCAACGCCACGATCGAACGACCAAAATACACTGTCGAAAAAAAGTTGTTGGTTACCCACGACATTTTCACCAACCAGTTTATTAGCAATTTGACTTTTCGGCCGCTTTTCACAAGTACGCCGGAAACAAGTATACGTGCAGATGTCCGACTGCCACGGATCGATGAACAGATGCGTGTTCTTAATCGCAAACCACTCAGCAAGGTACTTACGGACTCATACAGAGCCGCCGAGTTGATGTTGTGCATCAAGTTCATGCTTCGGTTCATAGATCCGTTTAGGCAGGAGCGTACGACGATTTTAAGCGTTCTTAATGAGACCGCTGATTTTGGAGAACGAGCTTTAAAAATTTGGGAGACCGATCGCACAATGTGCAATCTTTCACTCCCGGTAGCGACCATTGTAGGGGAGCTTGTGGATGGTTTTAGGGACATAGCCACACAGCTTAAGAGGGACAATAGTCGCTACCTTACTGTGCTTGACGTCCAATATTTAGGTTTTCTTACCAATTACCATCCACAACGCGAGATGTACGATGCGATCACGTTTAATCCACAACCAACCAACCAAACAACTAACCAACCAACCAACGTCGTAATTGACGAGGAACTCTAAAAAATATGCAAGCAAAGCTTCCACAACCACTGAATTGTGCTCTTGGATTGATAGGTTGTTTAAAAAAACACATATTAAGTATGTATTTAAATATATTGACATTGAGTCGATTGTTTAAACAACACAAGTCTTATATTTTAGTTACCCATAAACAAGAGCTGCAACTGGAGCTTATTTTAAGTTCAGAACAATTTGAGAAGAGTTTAAAAGCTTTTCACACTCTCAATGATAATTGTTTTGATGCTATGAATTTAAGTTTCAGCAATTACTACGATTTTTGTGTTCCTTTTACTGAATTTTCCAACATTCATTTCAAAAACTTTGATAGTGTTGTTTTTCTTATTTTAAAAAACAGCAACGACAGTTTTTATGCGGCTCTTTTTTTAGCGTTACTAAAAAAATATTTTGGCGACAAAGTTGTTTTTCAAGCAGCGCACTGTTTTTTGTATTTTTTAGGTACCACAAAAAATGATCCCGCTACATTTAAATATGTTTCGAAACGAATCCCAAGCAACGTTTTAGAACTTTATTTATTTTGAACCAACTAACAACAACAACCATATGATCGAAATACCAACACCAAAACCAAGTCTAGCCTTCCTTCCTACATTGAAAGCTGGCGAATTTAACGACGTCGTCGATCTTCTGATTATCGCGTCTGGGCATTTGTACGAAACGCTACGTGCAACCAATCCAAGTGTTGCAAACGATATGCTGCATCTTAGCGAGCATCTTGCATCTGAACTTCAAACCTACAATACGGTGGCAGGTGCTCTCAAAATGATTGCGGTTGAAAAAATTCGCAAATACGGCGAAGAAGTTTTATCCATGGTTTACATTTTGCGCGACCACGCATTAGCTCCAGAACCGAAAATAGAACCCAAAAAGATGATGCCAACCAAAAAAAAGTAAAAACAACTGGGTTGAGATCCTAATGAACCCCCCGGCTCCTAAGATCTCAACCGCCACTCTTAACCAACCCCTTGTTTTTCGGGGCTCTGAATCCACACTCAACAACCACGAATTATGCGAACTCAGAAACCAACAAACAAAACTAAACAACAGGCAATAGCATACCGAAATTCATATTGCAAGCGTTTTTTTCGGTTTTCTCAAAAGTTTCCTGTTTTTCTTGCTGAAAACGCTTGGGCATTAAGGTTTACGTCCCCAAAAGGTCTTGGTGTTCGAGACGCTTTTGTTGAGGTTAACCAACAATCGTTGATGGACTGCGGAAGCGACATACGCTACCGAACCAACATTCAAACGGGATCGTGTCCAGGCTTTGTGTGCTTATGATCCAGCCTACCACAAAAATCTTTGTTCACGCTGAGTTCCAGCCTGGAGACAAACGCAACGTGTGGCTGTGGAACGCGCATCGTACTTCTCACAGCAACATAGTTTTTTTAGCTCCAGGAGGAATGGTGCTCGGTGCGGTACGCGAAATTAGGAACGACGAACTCGAAACATTGCAGCACGATATGAAACGCCACAACTGTTGGTTACAACCGGTAGAAGTTTTTATCGACAACCATAAACATCTGAATTGTTCGGTTTTTTCCCTTAACCTCAACGCCAAAAACTAAACACGATGGACCAAAACGAACTTAATCTTGAAGGATCAACTTTAGGCCAAAGACGCTACTGGAAAGCCTGTTCGCATGTTTTAAAAGCCGAAACACAAGCACCACACTTAAAGTTTGCCCTAAAACATTTGGTTATAAAAGCATCGCTGGCGATCGACGAGGTTTTTAAGCATCCACGCCCAGAACTTGTCCCAACTTATAAAATCATGCAAGAATTTAACACGCGCTACCTAGCGCATCTTGCACTAACGCACTGCATCAATGCGATCCACGAAGGAATGCCGAAGGTTAGTACAGTAGCTAATGCGATCGGTAGAACGCTTGAAGCAGAACGAAATTTGAGGTTACTCCGCAAGATTGAGCCAAAACTTTATCGCTATTTTTGGACCAAAATCCAAAAGAACGCGTCGCTTGCCATGCGCACCAACATGACGGTGAAATACGCACGCAAGAACGGATTTGCTCAATTTAACCAACCAGTTCCAGAATTGGTGCGAGCTGGGATGGGCTTGTCTTTAATAGCTATTGTGATGCGCTCAACCGGTTTAATACGCACACGCTACATTGAGAAAAAAATGCGCAAAGGAACGACGCGCTGCAATTTTCTTGATTTTACCGACGAAGCTGTTGAGTGGTTTCGCAAGTTCCACGACACGCACGAAAATCTTAACCCGGTGTTTTTGCCACGCGTTCAACCAGCTCCAGAATGGAGTGACTTTTTTAATGTCCTTGAGACAGCCGAACTGCCGGCTATTCCGTTGGTTAAAAATAAACGCTCAATGGAAATGTTGGATTTCCCGCATGACTTTACCAAAGTGTACGACGCGCTTAATACGCTGCAGCACACACGATGGGCGATTAACACACAAGTTTTGGAGGTTGCAAAACATGTTGTAGCCAACCAATGGGAGTTTGAGGGTGTTGAGGACGCAATTATTCATACCAAGCCGCCAAAGCCAGATGATATTGCCACAAACTATATTTCCAAGCGAGCATACTGCGATGCGGTTCGAACGATGCACGAAGACAATGCTGCAGCACGCTCTAATATTATTCGCATCCAAACCATTCTCAAGTTTGCAGAAAAGTTTTCAAAAGAACCAGCGATCTTTTTTCAGTACAACCTTGACTTCAGGGGGCGCACCTACGCATTACAAAACTTCCTTAGTCCTCAAGGATGCGATATGGCTCGTGGCGTATTACGCTTCGCCGAAGGAAAGCCTATTGGAAGCGAAAATGGAAAAAACTGGCTGGCTATTCATGGTGCGAACTGCTGGGGAATGGACAAACACGTATTCAGCGAACGCCTTAAATGGGTCGAAGACAACAATGATTGGATTGTTGCGTGTGGCACTGACCCTTTAACTAACAAACAATGGACGAATGCCGACGCTCCGTTTCAGTTTCTTGCGTTTTGTTTTGAATGGAAAAATGTAGCCCAGCAAGGCTTAAAAGCAATAACTTACATTCCAGTACAGATTGATGGTTCTAACAACGGTCTGCAAATTTTGTCGTTACTGTCCAGGGATGAACTAACTGGAGCTGCCACCAATTGTACGAACGATCCGGTGTTGCACGATATTTACGCCGAAGTTGCGGAAGAGCTTAAAACAATTCTTAAAGAGCGTGCTGGTAACGGAGACGCCAACGCCATGGATTGTTTAGCTTTAAAACTTGATCGCAAGACCGCTAAGCGCAGCGTCATGACCACACCGTATGGCTTAAGTGCATTTAGTTCAAACGCGTACGTTCTTGAATGGTTGAATGAATACAACGACGACAATAAACTTAATATGCCAATGGAACAACGTCGTGTGTTATCTCGCTATCTTGGGAGCGCATTGTGGCGTGCGATTCAAAAACATCTGGGTCGCTCAAAATCAGTAATGCGGTGGCTCCAAAAGTGCGCTGAAGCCTGTTTGAATAGCGGTTTAGACGAAATTGTGTGGACCACGCCAACAGGGTTTTTGGTTAAACAGCGCTACTTGAAGTTTGGTGGCAACACAACCATTATTCGTCGTACTATTTTCAATAAGCGTCTTTCAATGCGTTGGGCTGCAAGCAACGACACTGAAATTGCGCGCCGCAACATGATTAGCGGGATAGCCCCTAACTTCGTCCACAGCCTCGATGCAGCGTGCCTACATATAGCAGTGACGAGCGCAGCGAAGATCGGAATAAAAAATTTTATGGTTATCCACGACAGTTTTGGGACGCTTGCTCCTGACATTGAAGATCTTGGTGGTGCTGTCCGATACGCCTACGCTTCGGTTTTTAAACAAGACCAATTGAATATTTTTGCTAACCAACTACGCACTCAAGGTGTACAAAAAATACCAACCATACCCGAATACGGAACACTGGACATCGACCAAATCAAGGAAAG